CGCAAGTAGATGACCATATCAAATCCTTAAAAACCACCTCGCGGTTGTTACGCCGCGAGGTGTTGTTACTAAGCTACGCGATAAACGGTGTACGCTGCGTCGCCGGTCTTGCGGAACAGAAACTCACCCGCGCCGCTAACACCCGCCGCACTGCCAGTAATAGCAACAACCAAGTTGCCTACCGCAGTAATGCCGGTGCCAACAACCACCGTGATAAGGCCAGTACTGGTGCCAAGATTGATTACCGTCAGCTTAAACGTGCTGTTGGTTTTCATGTTGGTCATCGTTGCGTCAATCAACGCCGCCGTCGGCAGAGTGTAGGACGCCGCCGTTGTAGACGGGTTGCCCACCAAAATCCCACCAGTGACTTGAGCAACAGTCAAAGTTGCGGTTGCAGTTGCCGTTTGTTGCGCGGCTTGGACGCCAATTGTTTGTTCGCTTTGATTGCCATCAGTGTTCTGATAGCCACCACCAACTGAAGGAAGTGCCATGATTGTTTCTCCTAAAAATTAAGATGCCCCCGCGCTAGGCGGGAGCGGTTCTATTAACCAAAAATACGGCAGGCCATCGGTGGGCGAATGGTGTTGAAACCATACAGCACATCGACACGGCAAGGCATACGGTCGTTGTTAATATCGTACTGACGCACGATACGCATCGAGATACCGTTATGCACTTGACGCGAAGCCATATCGACACCTTGCGGAAGCAAGAGGTCAGCCGTAGCCAGCGTGATCGCATTCTTGTGATACACCAAGTTTTGCGGATACACGGTTGACGCGGTTCCCACGAACGTCACCGCAGCATTGTCAGCGGGAAACGCGTCAATGGTTGCCAACGCGTTACTAGACGTGTACATGGGCGGCGAAATAGCCATGTTTGCCAAAGCATTACTAGCGCCCGTTTGCGCCGCCGTTACAACAAACTGTTGCAGGCTACCAGTGCTAAGACGGGTCTGCGGGTTGACCGCATAGACGCCAGCAATGGTAAACACATCACCCGCAGTTACCGTGTCAGTTGCACCGGTAAGTCCGTCAATGCTGATGGTGGCTTGCCCTTGCGTGCTAACCGCACCGTTCACCAAAATGGTGCCTGCACGACTGCCCGTGGTGTGGTTGACAATTGACTGAGACATATTCATCTCGTCAAAGCCAAGAACACCTTCACCCATCATGCCGGTCTTGAACTGGCGGGAGATCGTGCCCGTCGGGTTAAAGAAACCGGTCATACCGTTGACCAGGCCAGCGTTAGCGGCAGGGTTTACTGTTGCGTAGCGCGGCGACATAGGCGCAGCCGATTCGTTCAGCTTCTGTTGCGCTTGCAGCAGAACCAGAGCGGTGGCAGGCGTGGTGCCGGGAGTGCCTACGGTGTTGAAAATAGACTTGTAGGCGTTAGCAACGTCAGCATCCACACTCGACGCCAATTGGCTGATACGCGGCTTCAAAACACGTTCCGCAAAGTCATCCAACTGCATAGTCAGTTCGGCGCTGGTGAAGTTGATGCCGATGTGTTTCTGGCTAGAAACCGTCAGCGTAGTGAATTGCTCGTTGTCGTCCTGAACTTGCAGGGCGGCACCGTCAGTCACCAAGGCACGATCCGGCAGACGAATCCGCAATGTCGAACCGATCTTGGCACCTTCAACAGCGAAGCTGTCGTCATACTCTTTGTTGCAATTGCGCGAAATAACCAGGTTGTTCTCGAGAATTTCGAGGCACTTCCGAGTAATCATATCGATGGTAAGCAGGCTATTAGCCATTGTCCTATTCCTTAAAGTAGTTAGCGGTTCCTAGCTTCCTGCTTTTTCACTTGTCTTGCTCTATCAGCTTCGATCCACTGGCTTGTGGTCATGGTTTTAATTGACCTTGGGTCTGTGGTATCAAAACCGCCGGAGTGACCTCCGCGAGCGGTAACAGGTGAAATCGGCGCAGGTGCGCTGGATGTACGTTTTGTTACGGGTTCAGAAGCAACCTTCGCTTCCAATCTTCCTATCTCTTTGGCCTGCAAGAACGGTTCAAGTCGAGAAATGCGGTCAGCTTCCTTGGGGTTTGTGCCAAGATAGTATGCAATATCAGGGCCGTTATCCGAGGATTGAATTGTCTGAGCCATCACGTTAGTAATCGGTAGCTTGGGGTTGTACGCAACTTGTTCAAAGTCCTCGTATTTGCCCCGCGCATCTTCTTCCTTTTCGTGATAGTTCCCAAGCAATTCCTGTTGCTGTTTCGCAAACTGTTGCTGCTGGACAATCTGCGCGGCTTTGGAAGTCGTCAGTGCATCAACGTATTCCTCGGTCGTCGTAAACTGTTCCGGCTTAACATGCTCCACAGGGATAGGCTTTGGTGCTTCGGCCTGCCTTGCTTCGCGCTCCCACTTTCGCTGTTCTCTTGCGAGCCGCTTACCGATGGCTGCGTCTAAGTCCTCTTGTGTGAATACTTTAGACTCAACTTCGGGTGCTGCTTCCGGCGCTGCTATCTCAGGCTCAGGTGCTGCCGTAGCGACCTGTTCCGGCGCGGGTACTTCCGCTAGTACTTCTTCAGACATGGCTTGATTCCTTGGAATCCCTGGCGTTCCGCGCCAGTGCGGTTATTCAAAAAATAGGGTCGCTGCTACCGTTCCCGATATGACGACGTAAAGTCCTTTGCTTGCCGTTATGCCGTTTGCGGTAAAGGTGTGATTAGTTGCCGCTGCGGGTGTAAACACGCCTATTATGATCGGGTCACCAGTGCTTGCGGTGCCGGAATCGTAAATTGTGATGGTTGGAGTTGCGCTTGCAGCGCTAATAAAAATGCCTTTTAAAACCGTAAACCCAACTTTAATTTGATGGGTTGCGGTGATACGTTCATAGGTGGCTGACATGATTGACCTCAAGCTAAGAATCGAAGTTTGTAGAGCGTGCGTAAGTAGACTTCTACGATATTGTCGATAAGTTGCTGCAACGAACTGTCCGACTTATCCACCACCTCATATCTGCACGCTTCAATTTCTTTCAACTGATCTTCCAGAAACTCGATGATGTTAGCGGTTTTCTTAGCCGACATAAGCGAGATAGGGCCAATCAGACCATGCCGCCCTTGGTAGGCTTCGGCAAAGTCGTCGGCAGCGCCTACGATACGTTCGTAGAAGATGTTCAAGGCTACGTGCTTTGAGTAGCTGCGGGTGTTGAGGTGGACGCTGTGCGCCACATCTCGCGCTAAGAACAGCATCCCCATAAAGTCGGTGCATTTCACTGTGGCATCCCTTGCGGTGGCGGCATTTGTTCCATAGGCATCATTTCAGGTGGCGGCATCTGGTCTTGCTGCATCATTTCCATCGGCATGGATTCTTCACGCATATCTGGCATTTGATTCATCATGCCTTGCGACTCCAACGCTGCCGCGACCACACCCATTGCAATGTCTTGAATCTGTTCTTCGCTCATTCCGGCCTGCACCGCGCTGATACGCTTAGTCTCCGCGTCGTAGGCTTTGACCTCGGCCTCAAACTCCTTGACCTTCAGCGTCTGCGCTTCCATTGACTGGCTGACATTTTGCAGCATCTGGTGCATCTGCTGCATTTCTTGCCCCATCGCCTGCATCTGCTGCTGCGCCTGCGCTAGTTCTGGTGAGGCTTCAGAGTCGTCCATCAACTTAGGATCAATGGTTTTTGCAAAGCGTTTGCTCATTTCTTGCGCGCCAGGCCAATCCATATTTTTAATAAACAAGTCGCCAGCCACAGCCCACAGGTTAGGATTGCCTTGCAGCAGTCGGCTCATGGCATCTAGCGATTCCTGCCGCTTGGTCATGTAGCTCGGCCCGGTGCTTACCGCAACGTCGTACTTGCCAACATTGGGGTTGTAAATCTTCTTGATGGTCGCGCCGGTTTGCTGGTCAACAATCTTTTTCACCGCTTCGGGTTGCGTCGGGTCAATCATGGCTTGATCTGTTTCGCCATCAAGACCAATGATTCGCGCCACTCGTTGCGTGTCGTAGATTTTGGGAATCATATCCACAAGCTGCCGCGTGGCGTAGCGAATGGCGCGGGCAAGGTTGTCAATGAAATGATAGGTGCCGGTGTCGCCTTGCTTCTCTCGCGCAAGAATAGCCCTGCCTGATGTTTCATTACCAGCTGCGCCAAGGCTGCTATCGTATTGTCCGGTCGTGCCTTTAATGTCGTCAGCGGCACCTAGTTTGGCTTGCAGCAGGCCATTCTGTGCCAGCGGTGGCGGTGCGCGTTGCGGTAGCGGCAGCGCGCCACCAGCGCCATCGGTCACATCTGGATTGACTTCCAGATACGGCCAGTTGTTGATGTTGGCCGTTTTCCACTGCGTTTCATAACCCTCAAACTGACCGCCGTAGCCGATAAACGGTGCTTTGGGTGCCAGTGCCAGCATCTCGGCTTCTTGGCTGACCCAATAGTTGTACATGCGCTGTGCGTCTTTGGCGTTTCGTACCAGACCGCTGACGTACATCCTACCGTCTATCTCAAATTCGTTGCCGATTACGCGGATTACCGGGATGTATTTGCCCGCCCAATCGCGTTCCTCCAGCACCTCAAAACCGTTGGTCTTGCACCATTTGACTGTCCGAACGTCCACATCTCGGGTTTTTGTTGCAACCAGGCCCATCATTTCAATCTGTTTGGCCTCGGGTGATCCCGCCATTGCGGTCATCCCACCGGGGTATTGGTTCAACTTTTTTGATTCGTGCTTGATGTAGAAATACTCAGCAATCCGCACCGTGTCCTGATTGATCCACGCGTTCAGTTGCCCGTCACCTACGCCGTAGGCTAGGCTCGACAGCGGTGCCGCATCGGGAAACTCACGCTCATAAACCTCTTTCGTAATTTCCTGATTGATGAAGCACCACTCTGCGTCCGAACCGCAGGGGTCTTGGATCGTCGGATCCATGTAGACGCTAAACGAGTCACGAATACGCCCAATCCGCAGGTCTTGCTCAAAACTCTGGTCGTCGCAATACTCGGTCAGGATGCGGAAGTAACCCTCACCAAACGTCACCTGGTTGTCGCAGGCCGTGTCGTAGGCTACGTCAGCGTCCGAGATATACTCGATGTGCCGCACGATGCCGTTGAATATCTCGGCAACCTCAACATCGGCTTTATCGTCAGCAGGTATCACCTTGCCCGATGGCCGGTTTTGCCGCTGGTCGTTGGTCACTTGCAGCACATGCTGCGGCAGCTTGTTGATGGTCAGGCATGGTCGAGCGTTGATCGTCTGTCCCTGCACCGAGCCGCGTGTCGCCAGCACATCGGCAGGCCACTGCCACTGGTTGTCAGGGCTTGCAGCACGAAAGCGCAGGTCGTCCAGCTCGTCCTCGCGGCTATCCGAATACGCCGCAATCGCCATCGTGAGGCGCGTCCGCATCGTTGCCAGCATCTCGCCGTTGTCACGGTCGGACTTAGTGCCGCCTGACGAGACTGCACCTGCTTCGTTAATGCCTGTGTCTTGGTATGCCACTATTTCTTCTTCTTCGCCGCTTCGCGCTTGACCGAATAGGCTATTGCAACGGCCTGCTTGACCGGCTTGCCTGCTTTGACTTCCGCTTTGATGTTCTTGCGGAAGGCCATCGGGCTAGGTGACTTGACGAGTGGCATTATTTGCCTTTTTTTGCGGTTTTAGCCGATTGCTTAAACGCTTTGGCCGTTGGTGCGCCAGCAGCACCAGGCTTACGCATCTTCTCTTTGCTGCCAGCCGCTATTCGGTCGCGTTTGGCGTTGATTGCAGCATATAAACCGGGGCTACCTGGCTTTTTCATTTGTAGGCTCCAACAGCAAGTTCTAGTTTATCGTTGCCAAGAAAGCCTGCAACATCCAAGCATAAAGTATAGAAATCCTCAAAACCAAAATCCGATTTCATTCGGTTAATAGCTTGGCACACAAGAATTGTATTCTCTGGTGTGTAACCAACGGCGCTGTCAATTCGTTCTATGGATACGGTGTTCAAATGGCCTGCTTCAAGTGTCATTTGCCGCCCACTGTAAGCGCACACAGTTTTTTGAGAGTCCCAGCAAACTACAACGTCGGAAACAGTTAAATCAAATGCTTGTTGGCGTTTGGCCGCGCTTTTTCTAGCATTCTGCAAAAACACTTTTGCGCGGCCTTCAATCGTTGAGTTTAATTTTGTGCGTGAGCGAATATTACCCGCCTTGCAACAGTTTTTACACCAGCTATGGTAACCATCAACAGTTAAACTGTGCTTAAAATACAAAACCAATGGTTTGGATTCTTTGCATTTGAAGCAAGTTTTCATTAAGCACCCATCCAGCTAGTTGCACCGCGGTTAATGTTCTGCGTCGGCATTACATGCTTGCGCTGCGATTTGGCATCGGTCTTGATGATGCCGGGGAATAGCTTAGTCATTGCCCACACAAAAGCATCAGCGCGGTTCGGGCTGCGGTCGCCCATGTAACCGTTGGTCGTCATCGAGCAAAGCTCGTCCTCAAGTTCGGGAAACGTGCCGCCAAACCGAATCTTGCCCTGTTCTGTCAGTGCTGACACTGGCTCTGCTCTCACCGCTTTGCCTCTCGATGCGTTGATTAACTCGCATTTTAGGTAAGGATTGGCGCTTTTTATCACATGACGCACCATTTCGCCACCATAATTCTTCTCAGCCACCACCAGATCGGCGGCGTGGCGGTCGTAAGCAGTTGCCACAACATTCGCCCAAACGCTTGGGCCAGCCTTCATCGTGCAATCTTCCAGCACGTAAGCCCGACCGTCAATGCCGAGGCCAGCCACAACAATTCCAATCTCGTCGTTACCGGCGTTATCGGTGTCGCCGCTGCCGGAAGGATCAACAGACACGACAACCCGCAGCATGTCTGGCAAATTGGTTGTTTCCCTGTACGTGTCGATCATTTCCACGTTCCAGAGCGCACCCGCGGTTATGTCTGCGAACTTGCCTTCCAAGAACCGCAAGCGCATCCGAGTCGGCAGGTTTTCCAGCTCCTTAATGTAATCTGGTGGCAGGTTCTCCAGATTGTCGCGGGGGTTGATGGTCATCATGCTGAAGTTGACCAGATCAGACAGTGCTTTACCCGATTCTGGCTCAATCTTCTTAACAAACATCTTGTACGTCCAATGCGCCATCGACGGAGGATTGCAGTCGTAAAACGCCTTCAGGCGCATCTGCCGCTGCTGCCCACCCACTACTGCCATGCAATTCTGCGCGAGGCGTGTGACCGCCATGTTGCGCGCTGAAAGTGGTATCTGGCTGCACTCGTTGAAAAAAATGGTCGCGTATTCCTGCCCTAAAATCTTCTCAGTCCGGTCTTTGTCATCCAGCCCGCCGAACCAGATTTGAGAGCCGTTTGGCAGGGTTGCATACCAATCGGTCTTGTCGATCACGTAGGTGAGCTGCGGAAAGCACAAGCTCATGACCTTTGGGAAGGTGTCCAGGATGACTGAGGATTTAACATGATTGAACCTAAACCGCAGCACAACGTGCCGAGACTTGGGTGCCAGGGTTGCGCGAATGATTAGCGCCCGCAGCGCCACAAACGTCTTGCCTGACCTGCTTCCACCGACCAGCATCACATGCTTGGCATCGCCGGTCATCAGCCCCGTTGCTCTGCTTTGGGCTGCGGTGGCGCTAAACAAGATCAGTGTCCTGGTTGTTGATGTGGATCACAATCCCGCCACCGTCTTTGCCGGTCAACTCCTGCCGGACGGTCTCTGCCCACCGCATTTGCGCCTTAGTCCACCAGATCATCGCTGTGGTGTCCTGCCCTACCGTCGCTTTGTTAAACAGCGTCTTAGCCACCGCTGCCGAGGCTTGCGCTTTGCCCAGTCCAAGCTCTAAGTCGTAGTGCTTGCGGAGCGTCTCAGGGGCTATGCCAATCAAAGCAGCGATCTGATCTTGAGGCAAGCCGAGTCCTGAAGCACTCTGTGCTTGTTGCCTTGTTTTATCTGTTGGTCTGTGAGGTTTGATAAATGACATTCTTTTTAAGGAAGCGAAATCACGCAGCTTTCTTCAATGAAATGAACGGCTTACCATTCTGCTCAAGGGTTGCTGTCTGTCCTGTGAATTCCTGCCAGCGTTGGACAATTACATCGCAGTACTTGGGGTCGAGTTCCATCAGATAACCGTAGCGCCCGTTCTTCTCCGCGGCAATGATCGTGGTGCCGGAGCCGCCAAACAAGTCGAGCACAATATCCCCGCCTTTGGTGTTGTTCAGCATCTGGTATTCAAACAACCCTACGGGCTTCATGGTTGGATGGACATCGTTTCGGTGCGGTTTATCAAACTCGAGGATGGTGGTTTGTTTACGGTCTGAAGCCCACAAGTGTCCCGCACCATCTTTCCAACCATAAAGACAAGGCTCGTGCTTCCACTGATAATCCTGTCGCCCCATGACCAATGCCGATTTCTTCCAGATCAAGCACTGCCGCACCTGCAATCCAGCGTCTTTGCAAGCACCTAAGAAATTGTACCCTTCAGAAGCAGCATGCCAAATGTAAAACACCGCACCCGGCTTCATGGCGGTTGCGGCTGTTGTAAATGCATCACACAAAAGTTGCCTGAAAGCATCATCAGATAAATCATCATTTATGATGGTTAATCCATCAACTCTCCGATTTGTTTTTTTGCTTTGGTGAACCGGGGCGACTCCTAAAGCGACATTGTACGGTGGGTCGGTCAGCAGCATATCAGCCCCCCCCCCGCCATCAACTTCTCCACCGCATCAATGCTGGTCGAGTCGCCACACATCACCCGGTGCTTGCCCAGCAGCCAAACGTCCCCCAAGACGGTCACAGGGGTTACAGGCACCTCCGGCACAGCGTCCTCGTCTGTCAGACCCTCCGTTCCTACCGGGGCCAGCAGCGCCTCGATCTCGTCGGTGCTAAAGCCGGTCAGGTCAAGATCGAAGCCCATGTCCTTCAGGTCGGTCAGCTCCACCGCCAGCATCTCGTCATCCCAACCCGCATTCAGGGCCAGCTTGTTGTCTGCGATAATATAGGCTTTTTTCTGCGCGTCGGTTAGATGGGTAAGCCGGATACTGGGAACGTCAGTAATCGCCAACTTCCGCGCCGCCATGACCCTGCCATGCCCGGCAATAATGCTGCCCGTCTCGTCGATCAGAACGGGATTTGTGAAACCAAATTCCTTGATGCTGGCCGCAATCTGGGCTACTTGAGCGTCGCTGTGGGTGCGGCTGTTCCTGGCATACGGAATCAGCTTGTCAATCCTTACTTGCTCAATGTTCACTTGCACTGTTCCACGTGAAACATTATTTCTTGTTCCGCTTTGAAATTGCCGCAGCCTTTGACTTAGCATCAGCTTTAGAACTGGCACCCCACGCTTTCAAACTAAGCAGTAAGCGCGTCGGCTCTCCGTTGGGTTTCTTTTCCGGCCCCGGCATGTTGCCCATCCTTGCCAAAAACGACGCTCGCCGAGGATTATCACCAGCTTTGACCGGTGCTTTAAGCGTACCGCCTGTTTCCGCTTTATACGAAGCCCTGCCTTTGGCATTCAGGCCACCGGCAGGATTTTTCCCTTCCTTGCGTGTCCAAGCTGCGGTCATTTTTGCCTTTCAAAAGATGGCAACCGTTTACCAAGCGCCCGCATCGCTTCAGTCGCCATAATGCGGGATTGCGCTGTTGAAGGAGACTCGCGCAAAACTATCTTAGTCCACATTTTTTCTGCACGCAAGCGCAAAATCAGGGAATCAGGGAACTTCCAGGGAACTTCTAGGGAAAAAATCAGGGAATCAGGATAAATCGACAATTCGTTGAATATACCGGCCTTTTGCATTTTTTCGCCAACCGTGAATTTCAACTCGCACCCCGGCCTCGCGCACCCTGCCGATGGTTTCGCTGTCCGTAACCTTTGCAACTCTATTTGCAACTGCTTGCGCGGTAACCTGAACCGCCAGGACTTCGCCGCGCCGAACTGCCAGCAGGTCAGCCCAACCCCAAAGGTCTTTACGCGTTCGGGTAAACGAATTCCATTTCTCAACCACTTCGACCAGGTAACCGAGTTCTCGGAGAGCTGCTAGGCTGCGTTGTGTTGGTGTCATGTTTTATCCCTTTGTTTTAACAGCCATTGAGTTATTTTGTTGCTGGTTTCAGAATTGCTGTGTCGGTCTGGATGACACAATCGAATCAAAAGCGGCAACATTTCTTTTAATTCGTTGCTGACATTGTGTTTGGGCGGCGGCGGCGGGCGATAAGAATTTTGATACCTGCTTTCTTCTGCGCGTTTCTTTTGTTTTATCCAACATCTTAGGCAAATCCTTTTCCATTCTTCGTCGGCAAAAAAAACATTAGAACAATGTTTGCAATTGATGTAGTCCCCCATGTTTATTGCGCCAATGCGCGCCAATGTGCGCCAATGCGCGCCATCTTAAACATTGGCGCACTACAGCGCGGGCGGTGCGCCAATGCGCCGCACCGCGGTGTGGGGGTATGGGGGGAGGAGCGCGGCGCACTTTTTACCCTCTTTGGCGCACTTTTGTTAGTAATCACTAACATATCAATTACCCTCCTTTTCTTCGTTTTTGTCCGGCATTGGCGCACTTCCGGCAATAAATACCTCACG